CCCAATATTCGGGAATTACTCTTGTTGTGTTTTGTTTTCTGGTATCCTGACCCTGAACCGACCAAAAAATTCAACATCAATAAGATGGCAAACCAGACAGTATATCGCTTTTCTACAAAGAAGATCATTGCTCCAAAGTTACCTTTGGAAAGTAGTGATGCCAGATATCCGGCAGATTTCTTTCAAAAGGGGGAGATGCCGATATTGGTAATTCATTACAAAAAGGAGGACTTACCTAAGATGAGGTTCCATGTAAGAAGGGGATTAGAGGACAATGTATTGGACATCAAAATTGTGAACGCATTTCTATTCTATGTCATGGTTGAAAAAGAACCTTTCAAAATTCACTCAGAATGGAAATCATTTGATATTAAGATTGCAGGAGCTGGCGATGAACGTCATCATTTCTGCATGTATCAGGTTGAGATAAAGAATGAAGACTTCCCCAACAAGGATGCCAAGGATGAGACAGATGAATCTAAAGACAAGGCGTTGGTATTCTCTCTACTGTTTCAATACAGGGCCAACAGAGCTACTTATGATGCTTATAAGACCGAGCTGTGTTCTAAAGCCACCAAAACTGTACAGATGATTGATCCTAATGCAACCCCATTGAGCAAGACCCTAGCTGGAGCAACCGCTGCATGGACCTCAAATCCAAATTTCACTAAAATTGTTGCAGGAATTGATATGTATTTCTTCAAAAACAAGGAGGCAGAGTGGGCAGATCTGAGATTTTGCACACTGGGATCCAGATACAAAGATTGTGCTGCCCTCACAGCTTTGAGTTACATTACTCAATTGACCAGCATCAAAATTCACGAACTGCTGCTGTGGATCTTCACAGAGAGAATGGCAGATGAGGCAGATAGACTGTCTCAAGAGGGGAATGAAGTAGATCAAGCAGATTCTTACATGCCTTACATGAGAGACATGGGAATTAGTGATAAGTCTCCATACTCCGCTCAGATGAACCCTGCTTTGACTACGTTCTGTCATGTGGTCGGATGTCTGTTGGATTCTACCAGATCGAAGAATTCCAGATTGGCTGGAGAGGTTGACAGATTGAATAGTGTCGTGAACGGAGTGGTAGTAGCCTACGTGCTCAGCAGCAGACCAACCTTTGTTCAAGTCTATGGAGCAGACGCTTCTGCACAGCAACAGTCAATTCAGCCGAACATGGTGATGGGAAAAATGCCAGCGACACCAGATCCTGATGAATGGTTCCTCTATCTTGGAAAATCAGGTTTTGTTCTGCCTCAAGAGATTAAGAATTGGTTTGAGAGGAAAGCCAAAGCTTTGACTGAAACCAGGTCGGGTACAATTGGAGAGCATTTACAGAATAAGAGAACCATTTGAGAATCTTACATGAAAAAAAATCAACATCAATCAAGATGAATCGATCAAGAGTCAAAGAACTTGCAAATCGCCAATTCTTTAAAGATATTGAGGGCAAGCAGTTTGATGAGGATGAAGATGAGTTAACCTATCAGGATGTGAAGCCAACAGGGTCAAACTTGTTTGAAAGAAAAGAGGATGAGCTAGAGATTCGCCCTGAGGAAGAGGAATTTGATGAGGAAGAGAGTGAGGAAGAGGGAGAAGGAATAGAAGAAGACCTGGATCAAGATCAAGATGTTGAGTTTCATGATCCACCAGAACAAGTAGATTCAGAAAATGATGGGATGGTTAGTGCAGTCGAGAATCTAGATGAGGAGTCCAGAGAAGAGTCTTACATCGAATCAGAATTGAATCATCTGGCCCTATCTGACCACTTGGAGAGTAAAATGTCTGCTTCAGAAAAAGCTGCCAGCAGTGAAGATGAGAGCGAACCAGATGAAGTGAAAATTGAGTTTGACAAGATCCAGTTGCCAGCAGTGAGAAGTCAAGAAGAGTTGGATGACATCTGTTTCGGTATGTTCCATGCATTGGTCTCAAAGATTGGATGGAGTTTAATCCCTCTGCATTGTAAGGCCGGACCAAAGACATTGACTGTATCAATGGCACCTGTCGGCAAACCGAAGAGGCGACGAAATTCCAGTTATAACGAAGAACCACCTATTCTAGAGAATCTTAAGGAAGTAAATAAAGGCAAAAGCAGTGAGACCATCGAAGAAAACAAAGATGGCAGATTCAAGGATATGGTATCTAAAATCAGAGCCGGCCAGATAAGATTCATGAAAAAGAAAAACAATGGATACATGGTTCTTGGGATGGACACACCAGGAATGTCTGAAGATTTAATCGAGAGATGCCTGAATAATTCAGCAAATGAAGGAGAAGCAGTTGAGAAGATGTTAGAGGAGACTGGAATGCTTCCATTGGTGCAAGCACTTTGTAAGTACCCATGAAAAAAATCAACATTTGTCAAAATGTTTTCCAAGATCAAGAAGAGTTTGGGTATGTCGAAGCAGAAAATGGAGGCAGACCTCTATGTTGATCCTCCTCCTGATTATTATGGAGGTGATTTCTTTGCTACTCCTTCTGCTCCTCTAGGAGAGGAATTGGATGAATTTATTGAGGAGACACTGCATGTGGAAGCAGAGTTGATAGTGAAGACAAAAAATCCGATAGAGTCGTTAAGGGAGATGATGAATGTCTTAGGGACTTGGATTGATAAATGCTCAGGACCTGTTAGGCAAAGACACTTAGACACTTGGATCTATTTATGTCTTGGCTTGCATCTCAGGAAAGATCAAACTATCAAGACATATAATGTCTATAGAGCTGCACTAGACTTGGCAGTCAAATTCAAGCACTCTCCGAAAGGATCAGGAAGGTTTAATTACGCAACCTGCTTCCAGCAGTTTGATGTAAAGCATAAGGGAAGTGATTGCGATATATCATTCAACTCTGTCTTAACACCGACAAAGCGAAAAGGGTGCCCAGCTCATGTGCTTTACAATCAGCCTCTTAAAAATGGTGAGAAACCTCCAAATCCAGAAGAAGTGTTTCCTGGGTACGATGTCAAAGTGACTGTTGCAGCAAATGGAGTTCATGAAATTCAAGGTCTTTAATACATGAAAAAAAGTAACATCAATCAAGATGTGTTCTCTCAGATCTAAGATTGCCGCGATATCTGTATTGATTGGCCTCCATGCAGTATTGGGTGAACCCAGAAACTTTACTGGTGGACGATCGATTGTGCTTGAAGGCACTAGGAAACCCAATTATGATGAACATTATCACAGTCCTCCTCTCATTTTGCCTCTGCAAAATGACAGAGATTGGAAACCAGCAAATCTTTCTTCAATAAGGTGTCCAGATCCCGCCCATCTGGGACCTGACGAGCATCGCACGATGGAGACTTGGATTGTTGCCAGGCCAAGGGAGACCATAAAAACTCAGATCTCTGGAGTGTTATGTCACAAAGCCAGATGGGTGACTAGATGTGAGTATACATGGTACTTTTCTAAGACAGTCTCTAGGAAAATTGAACCTCTGCCTCCAAAAGAGTCAGATTGTAAGGAGGCAATTAAAAAGAAAGAAGAAGGATTGCTAGAGTCAAAAGGATTCCCACCTGCAGCTTGCTATTGGGCCAGTACCAATGATGAGGCGTATGAACAAGTGGAAATAACTGACCACCCTGCAACGTATGATCCTTACGTGGATGGTGTTTTAGATTCTATTTTTGTGGGAGGAAGATGTAAGTCTAAAATATGTGAAACAGTTCATGATTCCACATTGTGGATTGAAAGCACCAGAGCAACTAGACCAGCAGCATGCACTATGCACGAAGAAGAGCAGCTTGAATTAATAAGTGGGATCAAAGAAGCAGGAGGTTCTAAAACCTGGATGCAATACAGTGTTTTTGTGGTTGGGACCAACTACCCTTTCATGGACGCCAAAGGTTCATGCAAACTTAAATACTGTGGGAAAAACGGTCTGCTTCTTTCAAATGGTCTTTGGTTTCACATACTGCACACAGTGAGAACTGAAGGAGAAGCAGTTGCTGGCTTTTGGGACAGTTTGCCGGATTGCACCCCAAATAGAGAAGTTGGTGTGCTAGGAGAGGAATATGAGATTGAAGTTCTAGAAGCAACCATAGAAGATATCATGTGGGATTTGGATTGTTTTCGAACTGTCGAAGATTTACAGCACCACAAGCGAGTGAGCTTACTGGATCTATTCAGGCTTTCTAGATTGACTCCAGGCATCGGGCCAGCTTATACCATCAAGGGGAAAACCTTGTTCACCAAAGATGTCGAATACGTCAAGGCGAACAAGATAAAGGACGCAGATTCTACTCCCAAATGTGCTGCCCATTTTTTGAAAACCAATGCTGGTCAGAGATGTGTTGAGTATACGGAGTATGATAAGAATGGGCCGAGAAAGGGACATGTCATGAATGGCATCATGATTGTAGACGGGAAAGTTAAATTCCCTCATGACCGCTTCCATCTGAGAAACTGGCATCCAGATTTCATACTCAAGCACGAAATATCTATGGTACATCACCCAGTGATAGGGAATATAAGCTCAAAGATTCATGATTCAATCGATGAAAATCTGGTCAAAGAAAAAGATGCCAATGCAGGAGACATGATTGGAGGTTGGGTTAAAATCGCTTCCTCCAAGATATCTTGGTTTTTCAAAGAGATTGAAAAATTTGTTCTTGCCTTTGTGATTTTGATTATATTCTTACTGCTGATATCAGTTTTGTTCAAAATCAGGAAAAGAAATAAAACAGATTCAAAAAATGAAAAAAGAGCCACAGAGAGATTGAAGAAAATAGAAGAAAGCGTATTCTAATCCAACATGAAAAAAAGTAACATTAGATCATGGCTCAGGCTAGATCGGAGTCTGGTCAAGAGAATCAACTTAGGAAGGGAAGGACTATCATGTCCCGGTTTAAGTCTTCTTTTTCTAGTCATGTTGACTCAGGGCCCAAATCAGTGACTGTTCTAATTGCTACTTCAGATTCTGACATTAAAATTGCAATTGGCCAAGACAAAAAGATCAATGAACTCATAGATTATTCTGTAATTGGCAAAGATGAAAAGAGAACCAAGAAGATTCAGAGAGCCAACATGGTATGGAAACAAAATTATGAGACTGAGAAAGTCAATAATTGCCTCTACTGTTGGAAAGGAAGTCAGGGTAGAATGAAAAAAGTCTCATTCTTTGAATCTGATGAATTCATCTATGTTCAAAATGAACAGGGCATGATGGACAAGTATGTTGCATTGAATGACCCAAAAAACCTCCAAAAGGGTAAAGAGGTTAAATTGCATGGTCCCATTCCAGAATATTGATACATGAAAAAAACAACATCAATCAAAATTGAAAATGGATTTCTCAATGGAAGACACTTTCTTTGATGAAACTTTGGAAGATTACAATTTTGTTGATGATTTGCAGTTAGATGATGAGTCCGATATAAGACCAAACTATTTCTCGTTCAAAAATCTCAATGTCCAGGATTATAATTTGAATTCTCCCCTGATTGCAGATGACATTTTCGGATACAAGGCTCATCTGCTTAAAAGACCGTTTCCTGAAGTATTCAGGAAAAAAGAATGGGAAGTAAGAGATTTGCTCTTTAAAAGATTGAAATACAACTTTGTGAAATTAATTGACCCGGAAGACATCCATAGATGGTGGGGAAAAGTATGCTTGAAGCCGGTAGATAACATCAATCAAATCAAACAACTATTGGATATGGTATGGAAGGACCATAGTCAAACTTCTCTGGTTTATAAAACATTTATTTCTAATTGGTTTAAAGACAACAGAGAGATACTTCAAAGTCAACTGCCAATCAAAAATCCAGATATAATGAAATGGGGGGAATTGTTTCTTCAATTACATGAATTGGTCTTGATACTAAATGCATCTGATGAAGAAGAGCTTAAATCTCTTTGTAAAGACAACAATAAAAAACTCTTAAGAATGGAGGGTTTGGTCGTTGGATCTAGAGTGGACAACTTCTTCGGAACTTGTTATATGGCTGGAGGTGCAATACTTTTCTTAGATCACAATGTACTGGTAGATCGAGGGTTTCTTCTGATGATGAAAGACTTGTGCATCGCCAGATTCAACACGTTGATGGGAATGGTTTTGAGGATAGACAATTTGTACAACGAAGCTGATGTCCAGTCGTTAATTGATTTATACAGAGTCGGAGATAAGATCTTGGTTGAGTCTGGTGTTCCTGGGTATGCACTCCTTAAATTATTAGAACCTTGTTGCAATCTATTGTTTTGTATCAAGGCAAAAGAATACAGACCGCTGATACCAGATTTCCCTTCTTTTTCAAATCACATCTATGCAGCATTTGAGGAAGCAAGTAAGATTTCATCATATGCAAAAGAATTCAGGGACTCCATCTTAAATGCTAGGACAATTGAACTGCTCACTGTCTTCTATGGGTCCTTTCGACACTGGGGACATCCATTCATCAACTATTTAGAAGGATTGAGAGCTCTTTATGAGCAGGTCAACATGGTTAAGAATATAGATGACTCGTATTCTCAAGCCCTGGGGAGTGATTTAGCTTATATGGTGTTGAAAAGGAAATTTTCAGAAAAGAAACGATGGTTTGTTGATCCAGATAAACTAGACAAGAATCATCCCTTTAAAGAACATATCAGGAACAACACTTGGCCAACCCCGAAACAGATAGAAGACTTCGGAGATAACTGGCACAAACTTCCGTTAATCAAATGCTTTGAAATTCCAGATGTTATAGATCCATCTTTATTGTACTCAGACAAAAGTCACTCCATGGATTTATCTGAGATTATAGATCATATCCAAAACAAACCTAATGAACCAATTCCAACGAAAAAAGTTCTGCAAACGTTGTTGAACAGACCCGCCACCAATTGGCCCAATTTTTTAAGGCAGATTGACCAGAATGGTTTGGGCAAAAATTCTAAAGCAATTGGTCTTAAGCCTAAAGAGAGGGAGATGAAAGACAAAGGCCGTTTTTACTCACTCATGACATGGGAATTAAGGGAATACTTTGTCATAACTGAATATTTGATCAAAACTCACTTTGTTCCTCTGTTCAGCGGTCTGACGATGGCTGATGATCTCAATACTGTCTTATCAAAACTGTTAGATAGGTCACAAGGACAAGGAGGCATTGATTATGAAAATATTTGCATTGCAAATCACATAGATTATGAAAAGTGGAACAACCACAAGAGATATGAAGCGACTAGATATGTGTTCGAAGTGATGGGAAAATTCCTAGGTTATCCAACATTGATTGAAAAAACTCACTTAATATTTCAGGAGTGTTTAGTTTACTTCAATGATCGACCAGATTTAATGGAAGTTAAAAATGGAAGAGTTGAAAATTCAAGTGATTTCAGGGTTTGTTGGAATGGACAATTAGGCGGATTGGAGGGATTAAGACAGAAAGGGTGGACTGTCGTTGATCTGTTAATGATAAATAGAGAAGCCAAAATAAGAAATACTCTAGTTAAGACCTTGGCTCAAGGAGACAATCAGGTTGTGTGTACTATATACAAGTTAAATCACTCTCCTACCGAATTTGATCTAATGAGGAATTTAAAGAACATTCATACGAATAATGATGTAATTATGAGTGCTATTAAAAAGGGAACTGAGAAGCTAGGGTTGATCATCAATGAGGACGAAACCATGCAGTCTGCGGATTATCTGAATTATGGTAAGATCCCCATTTTCAGAGGGAGAATTCTAAATCTATTCTCAAAAAGGCTATCTAGAATTATGTGCACATCCAATGATCAAATTTTGAGTTTTGGCAATATTATGACTACAGTTTCTACTAATGCCCTGACCATATCTCATTTTGATGAGTCACCAGTCCATGCGTTGCATTACTATGATTTCTTCGGCAACTTGACTAGGAATGTACTAGAAAAGCACAACCCAATATTAAGAGGACCACCCAAAATGAAACTGAAATGTGACTTAAATAATATACATTACAAGATAGCGACTCTCTATTTAGATCCTTCCCTTGGTGGTGTCTGTGGTATGTCTCCCTCTAGATTTTTGACTAGGGGATTCCCTGACCCAGTAACTGAAAGCTTATCTTTTTGGAAATATATTTACCATAGAAGTAGTCAAGAATATATAAAATTCTTTGCTAGAGCTTGTGGAGATCCTCCAATTTCTCCAGCTGACAGAGGTGGTTTGAACAAACTACTGGAAAAACCGTGTTCTCTTAACATACCTAAAGGATTGAGTATTACTAATTTGCTTAAGACAGAGATTAAGAAATCTCTCCAATCCTCTAGCTCAGATATTCAGAATGAAGTGATTTCCCATGCATTGGATTATTTGAATCACGAGGAAGAAGGGCTAATGAACTTCTTAGGGAACATCAAACCTTTATTTCCTAGATTCCTTAGTGAGTTCAGGGCATCGACATTTGTTGGAATAGTAGACGGACTTGTAGGATTATTTCAAAATTCAAGAACAATTAGAAGGTCTTTTTCAAGAAAGATGCAAAGAGATATAAATAGGATGACATACAAAAGTGAATTGTCTACATACTCTTTGCTGACAAGATTTTCTAATATGGTACCAAGTGGTATGTGGGACTGCTCCGCGACTAAAGCGGATAGACTGAGACATCTCTCTTGGGGAGAACCTGTATTGGGTACAACTGTTCCCCACCCACTTGAAATGTTTGGGGATGGCCATATCAAAGAAGGAGATGGCTGTAAGCGATGTATTCTAGGAACAGGAGAAGGAGACTTTATAACTACATTGATTCCTTTGGGATTATGCACCTATCATGAGAGGAGAGGACCTTATCCAGCCTATCTCGGTTCTCGAACATCTGAAACAACTAGTATAATCCAACCCTGGGAGAAAGAAACCAACATTGGACTTATCAGAAAATCTCTCAAACTTCGGAATTCAATCCATTGGTTTGTTGAACCAGAATCAAATTTGGCGAAAAGCATTTTAAGCATCTCAAAAGGCTTGACCGGAGAAGAATGGAATCAATCTATCGGAGGATTCAAAAGAACAGGTTCCGCTTTACACAGATTTGGATGTTCAAGACAAAGTTCTGGTGGGTACGCTGCGATCAATCCTTGCAAGCTTAGTTGGGTGATCTCAACTACAGACACTTTCTCTATCATAGGAGATGAGAATTATGACTTCATGTTTCAGCCTTCAATTTTATGTGCTCAACTGAATGCAGTGGAGATCTGTGACCAACATAAAGGGTCTGTGGCAGTTCACCACCATCTGTCATGCTTTGATTGCCTCAGGAAAATCGAAGAACCAACCTTGGACTCTAGTTTTATCTACAATCATCCGGATATGAGTAGAATCCTATCAAAATGGAAACCAGAGAATTCTGCATGGGGAGAAAAGAAAAGGTCTTTTGAAATCACAAAAATGAAGGCCTCAGATTTTGGCCATAAAGAACTCAGTTTCCAGATAGGCAGAGCATCAGGGTTTCTATATGGTGATATGTTATTGGGAGACAATAAGCATGTAGAAGATAGTTCACTCTTTCCCCTCAGTTTACAATCCAAGGTATTTCCCGATATGTTTCTGCAAGGCTTGTTGGATGGGATGATCAAAGCCACAGGAATTAGTGTCATACATAGAAGGAGTGTTGCTAAATTGAATAGACCTCGACCGACATTGATTGGAGGAGTTACACACTGCATTGAAAATCTGAGTCTGAATGTTCATTTTATCAACTTAGTCAGAAAAGGTCCAATATATAGATATCTAACTTCTCGCCCTCACAAGGTTCCTTCCTCCTATCCAATATCTGACAGCGATCTTGGGGCAATAAGTAGGAGCTGGCTCAAAAAGGAGTTCTCTGTATTGGAAAAGACGACTCAGTTTTATAGCCCATTATACAGAAGGGTTTGTATATTCTCGGATATGGCTAGTCCTGAAATCATTGGACCTTACTTGCTGTCAGTTAAAACTCTACCCCTATTATTCAAGATTAAAATAAGCAAGAAAGAGGCAGATCAACTCCGTTCCTTGAGGGATGAATCAACATCTATTAGGGAATGCAATGATCATAAAGTGGATCATGTGGACCCTAAATCTGCTGTCCAATGTTTAGAAGAAATCAGGCATGCTGCAAAGGAGTTTAAAGGAGTCAAATGGGAGTTCTCAGAACAGCTGAAGTGGGGCACAGAAGTTTCGGGAAGGATTGAAGATGTTCATGTTGAATACACCACGTCCAAAATGACTGGACTTAAAGTGCATATAGACCAGTTTCGATGTCCTTTAATGTCCGGATTGAGAATTTTCCAGATGGCGACGGGGGCTCATTACAAATTAAGAACAATGATCATTGAGCTGGACATCAAATATAAAGATTTCATATGTGGAGGAGATGGATCTGGAGGGATGACTAGCTGCTTATTAAGACAAAATTGGAAATCTAGAGGAATTTACAACAGCTTAATTGAGTATTCTGGAGTTAGCACTAGAGGTGCAAGGCCAGGGGGGCCTCCAGCAGTGGAAGCTCTAGGTAATGAAAAAGTTAGATGCGTCAATTTTGATAGTGTCTGGGAGGAACCCACAGATCTAAGTACAGAGAGTTGTTGGGTCAACTTCAGCAGACTTATATCCAAACATCAATTGTCTGTGAACTTAATGGTTTTTGATATGGAAGTTAGAGAGCCTAAGATATCTGACAAGATAGAGAGTCTTTTAGAAGAATATGGGACATCATTATTAGAGAGAAGAGGGACGGTAATTTACAAGACCTATTTAAATAGACTAAAAGCTCAACCTGACGACAATGTATTGACTAAAGTAGGCAAGTATTTTAGACGAGTTAGATTAGTGCAAACATCATTCACCAGTAATAGGTCATCAGAGGTGTATGTGGTGATGGAGGGATTAAAATCAAGACCAGGCAATAATATCTATGTTCGTTGGGATCTATTGGACTCAGAAGTGACAAAATTTGCTGCATTAAGATCAGAAGAAGATGAGTTCCAAAGAGCTATAGATCTCAAACATTGGAACTTACTGGAGGGGGTACCAGTAGAGCTAATACCCGATCTGGAGACAGAATTGGGTTCAATGCTTTCTATCTTGGGGTTAGATGATGGGATAAGTGTTCAGCTTGCAAGGCATGCGATCTTCTTAGGAAAACATGATCCAGGAACAATGTTTTGGGTGTTGGTGGGTGTAACAGCAAATGGAATTATTAATATGACTGCAGAACACATAACTGGCTATAAAGTCCCCTCAGATGCGGAGTGTGTGAATATGATATCTTTCTTAGTGGGGGTGGGTTATTGGTTAGCTTATCAGACTAATAATTTAGAGCTTTTTAAGTATTTAAATTACATCAATGATTCATTCCTAATTGTTCAACTAGTTAAAGTGCGAATGAAGAAGAAAAATAAACTCACTAAGGAAATGGTGGATCATTTTAGAGTGGATTGGAGGATAGATAAAATTGGGCATTTCTCAAAAAAGGTGTCCTTGGTATCCAAGCAAGCAATGCTGGGATCATGGATAAGGATATTGAGGAGAGCATGTGCACCTTCTGCACATTTCGAACCTGTACCAGAAAAGATTTGGAGATCCTTTAATAAGAAATTAACCTGGAAAAATATTCAGAGCAGAACCGGCATTCTGGATGTATTGATTAATAGGAAGATTGGTTACAAAACTGGAGAGCTGACTCTTGAAACACCGGATGAAATGGAAGTTTCTTATGTAGATTAGCATTCTGATTAAATAGACATAATCACTTGAAAAAAACAATTGAGTTTAATTGACGGGAATCCCTATCCAGACGCCATTGTGGCATTCCTTGTATGTTGGTTTTG